CTTCCTGCTGTTCCCCAATTCCTTTTTCAATCTCACCAGCAATCTTCCCGGCCGTTGCGCTGATTGACGATAGCGACTTCATCAGATCAGCCTGACGTTGGCCAACCTTCAGTTCATTACTTGCTTGTGTTTCAAAGTTTGCAACACGTGCATCATTGATTGCCTTACGGGATCGTGTCTTAGAATCAAAGTTGGTCTTGCGGTTCGCTTGTTCAACTGATTGTTTTGTTTGTAGCGCTGCTAAATACGCCGCTCGGTTTTGTAGATCCTGTGCAGCATTCTCCTTCATACCACGTATGGTACGTTCGCCTTGCTGCAGAATACGCTGCACATTGGCATCAGAGACCTTTACAGGATCAAACCCACCAGCTCGGGCGTACCCTTGAAAGCCGATTTGTTCCATTTAATTAGAGTTGTTGTTTAACCGAACCTGAGAGGAGCTTTGCCAGCAAATGCTTCTGACCAGTTACCGGAAGCCAGGGTGCTGATGCTGTCAGCTATACCAGCCGTAAGCCCTCCTCCAGTTGCCACACCTTTGATAGGTTTGGGCGGCTTCTTGGGCTTATAGACCTTTTGATATTCAGGTCGTGGTAGTGCCAATGGCTCTGGCAGTGCAGGTAGCATCTCAGGTTTCAACATGCGTGCCATATCAGCATTCATGTCAGCTTCAAACTTATTTAGATTAATACGTTTGATATTTGTGCTGTGCTGCTTGAAGGCGCTATTCATGCTCTCATCGAGAATAGCAATGTTTCTCCCTAAAGATGCTACAGCGGACTGCATACCTTTAGATGCACTCCTACCGGACACTCCGCGTGCTTTCAATGCACCCTCTTCTTGAAGGTTTTGAACCATCATGTCTTGAGACTGAAAAGCTGCTCCGATCTTTATCTCCTCATACGCTCTATTTTCTTCTTCATAAGCTTGCGCAGCTGCCATATTATTAAATCCAAGCTGTCGCTTGTAATTCTTCTCGGCCTGTGCAAAGGCTTTCATCTGATTACGGTAATCGTAATCTCTGATTGCCATCTTATAGTCGTAGTCTAACTTGGCAGTCTTTTCCTGCCATTGTAGCTGAGACTCTGTATTACGCCGAAGAATATCTAATCCCTTCTTGTCGTATCTATACTGCCTTTTTGTTTCTCTCCAATTGTATCTGTAATTCTGCTTTGCAGCCTTGTAAGCAGCATTGATTGCTCGTTGCTCTGCTGCATCTTTTTGAGCACCGCCAAAAATGCTCATACCTATACTGGCTGCAGCAAAGCCTGCACTTACTGGATCGATGAGCATCCTTACGCCCTCCTATAATAACGTGGTGAGTAATTCCCTTCCCACATCATTGATGTCAAAGACACAGGGAATGGCGAGTCACTAAAGACTCTCAATGTAAAGTTAGTGTTTCGTTGATGAATAGGTAATGTATACACTGTTTGTTCATTCAAGGGAACGTCATTTCCGAGATAGTAATCAGCATCTTGTACTGATTGCACGTCATACCATTCGGATGCACCTTGAGCCTTCAGCTTGAATCCGATATTGCTAGAGATACCAACAGAGAACTTGACCCGTGCAATAGTTAAGTTGGCGGTATAGTCTGAGGTGTTTTCGCTGACTTGGTAGTACAGGCGTGGTAGTTGTACATCAAAGTCATACTTGTATCCAAGGTAGACTTTGGATGCAGCACCTGAGTAGTCATCACCAACAAACTCAAAGTATGGATTACCATCATCCCCACGTGTGGGTGTCAGGGTGTATCCAGATTCACCTGAGTTATTAGGATCAGCAATGATCACTGCTGGTGTTAGACCAGTAATATCTTTGTGTCTGAGGTAGCAACGATTAACCTTCGTAGAAGCGTTGTAGGAGACGCTAGAAGGTGTTGCGTAGCAGTCCAGGCATAGTTGAACCACCTGGCCGCTATCAGCTCTCAGAATGGCGTCGTCAGGGGTCTGCGTGAGGTTTGCTTTGACAAGTGTGTATTGACCTGATTGGTACGTGACAATATAGGTATCGTCACTATCTACTGCAAAGAAGTTCACGTTGCCGTGCATCTTCCAGTTGAACCATGTCTGCATCGCTGTCTCTTCACCAACCACATAGGTTCTGAAGAAATAGACATATGGTGTTGTAGGTCCATACATCGTGAAGAATGAGTTCTGAGGAGATGCCACAAGGTCTGTGACAGTATCTGGAACCCATTCAGAGACAATCCTGCCAATATCCAATACGTCTGGATTCTCCTGTTGTCCACGAGTAACCATTGCGTAGATACGGGTATAGCCTGGAGACTTGCTCAGGAATACCATGTTTGCACCTACATCAACAGGATTGATTAGTTCATCATTCTCGTAGTTTGCAATAGCTCTGATAGCTGTTGACTTAGGAGTAAGGATGCCATCATCTGAATACATCAGGAACTGCTGTGCCTTACTAAACAAGACCAAGCCCTGAGCTGCTGGTACTACAGAGTGCAGTACTGCTGGACGAAGGCTGGAGCAGCTAATGTCAACAGGATCATTGTCTGCCTGAGTTAGTGCAGTGACGTGGTAGAAGTTATAGAATTCACCACTTTGACTCATAGACACGTTGTCTTCAGTCAGGAAGCCGAGCCTGTTGTTGTGGAAGAATGCCTGCTGAATCTTCTTGGTTACAAAGCTAGGGTGTTCATTGGTTGTATCATCACCAACTAGGCGCTCTTCCCAAGGAATAGTGCCAAAGGTAAAGGTATTCAGTGCTGTGTTAATCAGCTGGTGTGGCATGGTAGATGCCGTAAGACCGAGGGACACGTTGGGTGCAACGGTCTCTTCCCATTTACCTTTACCTGATGTACCGTTCTCAGCAATGCACTTTGCGTAGTACGTATCTTCTTTGTTGACTGTATTGCTGATCTGTACAACTCTACCGTGTACTGACTCTGCAGGGAGTTGTGCAAAGTTATCAGCTTCATCCTGGAATGCTTTTAGCTCCTCTCCGCTAATACCGCCTTTGGCTGTGATGGTAAATGCAGCGGTGGCTCCACTGATTTCAATGGCACCCTTCAACTTGGTTACTGTTGAACCTGCAGGTTTAATGCTGTTGACATTATTGTAAATGGTTGTCAGTACATCGTCTGCATTTAGTACCTTTGTAGTGGTTGTATTGCTGAGTGAAGGATCCTCAGCATTCTTAGTAGTGAAGTTTGAGGTAGACCCATTGATGGTGACGGAATACTCTGCACCATACTCTGCGCTGAATAACCGAAGAGTTGCTCTCGCTTTTGGTGTGAATGACTGATTAGCCTGCGCAGTTACTGTGACAGTGTTATTTACCACAATCGTGGTGTCCTGTACAGTCAGTACCTGGAGGCTATCTTTAGCATTTGATGTTCCGTAGGTTAGGTAACTAGCGCCGTTGTTGGTTACGGTTACTGTAGCCGTCGGATCATTGATATTCCAGATCTTGATATTAGCGCCGTAGATCACACCAATGTATTTCTCTACAGGATCACGGTTGATGTAGAACCACTTACCGTTCTGGAATTCATTTGCGGTAGACGACAGGTTTCCTAACCACTTCGTACCTGGACGCTTTGATAGCCCAAAGGTAGGGTCAGGATAGGAATTGATGGCTTCTCTAAGTTGACCTGGAATCTTCTTGTCATCCGGTTGTTTCGATACTCCACCCAGGAAGTTCTGTATTCTTTGTGTTACTGCAGCCATTAGCGGTACAATGCTTTATAGGGTTCATAACTGTTGTAGTAGTTCTCCCCTCGTGGGTGGCCGAAGAAAGTGTAATCACCTTGATTACATTCGTACTCAAGAGCCATCGCTCGTGTGTATGCTTCACGCTGTTGCAGCATCTGGTATTGGCTACTATCGCCAACAATGCGGCTTGAGACAATACTTGCAGACCTGGCAACAATGTAGTCTTTGATTGGAATAGGCAGATCTACCCAATCGAACAGCCAAACTACATCACATTTGATCTGTTCTGTAAACGTGTAGCTATGAGCAGTTCGATCGTACAGCTTTCCACTCCGACGTACTACGTCTTTATCGCGGTAGTCAGGAGTCAGATCGATCTGTAAGACGTTATTGGGGATCAGGATTTGGTTGTTACTGTCAGGAGTGAATGGGTATTCGTACTCCCGGTTGTATGTCCATCCCTCTGCCTGCACCTCCCGAGACACCTGTAACAGTGTGTCGTATGCAATCGCAACGTCCGGGTTGGTTTGATCGAGAGTGGTGACAGGCGCCTGACCAACTGACGCCAGAATTTCATTAACAGCTTGTAGCTC